TGCCGGGTCGAACTGCGAACCGGTGCCAGCAGAAATCTGCCCAATCTGTTGCGCCAGTGACTCGGTGGTGGTCTGGATCGTCTGATTGACGTTGCTGATATCCGCGACGCGCTCGTTCTTCTCGGTCAGCAGCGCCTGGGCGCGCGCCGTTGCCTCGTCGGTGATGGCTTTCTTACGGTCCGTGACCTCCTGTGCCAGGCCTGCTTTGGTTGCCGCGGACTCTGTCGTAACTTTGCTGATGTCGTCGCGCGCTGACTGAATATCGTCGCTGAGATCGGCGATATCTGAGGTGAGTTCCTTATACGCGTCTGTCTGTTTGATCTGGTTGTCGATATCCACCAGGTAATCAGCTGCAACCGAGCTGCTGCTGCCCTGAATAAAGTCAGTCCATGCCGACTTATTGCCGGTGCGATCGACAAGCCGCGCGCGGTACCAGAATCCTACCCCGGCTTTCAGGCCCAGTTGCTGATAAACATGCTGCGGATAGGGTACCCCGGCCAGCAGAAGCGGATTTGTGCCAGTCGATGCAGTCGAATACTGGATTTCCGTCTGTAACGTATCGCCGGTACCAGCCGGGAAATCCCAGTCCAGCTGTACGCCCCAGAGCAACGGCGTGGTACGGAAATTGGCGGGCTTTGGCACATCACCGGCCCGGCCCTTGAGATGCGTCAGCACTGAGGTGGCCCACAGGCTGGATGCGCCGCCAGCGTTAATCGCCCTTACACGCACCAGGTAATCACCTTCGTAGATCCCCGGCACTTCGATATTGCGCAGCCCGGTTTGCGGTACGTTAACCCACTCACTATCACCCCGGCGCCACTGTGCCTGGTAGGCGATCACGTCTGCCTGAGGTTTCCCGGCTTTATCCAGCGGAGCATCCCAGGAGGCCGTCAGCGTGGCAATGCGCTGCCCCTGTCTCACTGAGTCGTAGCTCGATACCACGACGTTTCCGGGCTGAGAAACAACACCAGTAGGAATCAGGCTGACAGGCGGGATGTCCAGGCGCGCATTATTATCGACAGCGTCATATTTCGAGGCGTTGTATTCCGCACCCGTAATGGTGTAGGTGTTCTCCTCGTCGTTGAATGTCAGGTTCATTACACGGAAATATTGCAGGCGCAGCTGTCCGGCATCGATAACGAAAACAGCATCTGGCGCTGGCGCAGAGGAAAACGCCGTGGCCACAATTAACTGCGTGCCGTTGACCGCCTGAATGACCCGGTTTTCCACAATGCCGCCCTGTGTGCGGATCATCAGCGTGTCGCCCGGGACGGCGCTGGTCCCGCGATCGGTTGTAACGGCTTTAAGCCCGGCGTTGTAACTCACAACGCGCCCACCATACACTCGCCCGGAAAAGCGTTCATCCGCAAAAGCGAACACGGTGCCGGGAACATAGGCAAAGCCATCCAGCCCGGTTTGCAGCGTGATCAGGCGATCAAGATAGTTGGAGTACACCGCCCAGCCGCCGCGACGCTGCGCCTCACTCTCACGCGTACAGCCAATGGCAGTCAGCTGCGTCTGCTTGAATTTGAACTGCTTAACTAGGTCAGGAAACATCACCGCAGTGGTGCGATCCTGATAGTGGTTGTCCGGGTCGCTGAAGTTAATTAGCGCCGAACTGTAGCGGTTCTTCTCGCTGCCGCTGGAATAGTTCGGCTTTCCGACGACCGAGGCGCGAGTGAGGATCTGTAGCTTCGTCGTGTCCGCTGGCATGTCCGAGACAACATTGAACATGTTGTTGCCCCAGAATGTCATACCGTTGAAGCCAGCGGCGATATCCTTAATCACCTGCCAGGCATCGGCCTGCGACTGGATATAGACATCAAACAGGAAGCGCGGCTCGGTACCGGTGCCGCCCTTACCGTCCGGCACCTTCTGGTCACAGCGCTGGGCTATGCGGTACAGCTCCCACTTATCCAGCATGGCTGCCGTTACCCGACGACCCAGGCCAAAGCGCGGCTCCGTGAGTACATCGAACCAGATCCACGCCGGGTTATTCGACCAGCCCCATTTGAATGTCCCATCCCAGGTGCCGTTATAAACCCGGCTAACCGGATCATAGTTCTGCGGGATGCGGATAATCCGCCCTTTCGGCTTGCAGGATATCTTCGGGATGTTGTTGAAGGATTTTGCGTTGAACGACACATACAGCAGCGCGGTATGCGGATAGCGCAGGCGCGCGTCGATCACCTCTGTGATGGCCTGCACCTGCGTTTTGTTCTGTAGCATCTGGCTGGTGCTGTCGGCGGTATTGCGAACCACGCGGATCTGCCAGCCGGTGTTTGCCTTCGGCAGATTGATGCGGTGGGTCAGCTCGTACAGTGAGCTGAGCTTTTCGGTTACGGTTTTGGTGAGCACGGTGCTGTATGCCCCGCCATCTACCGCCACGTCGATGTGATAGGTGACGGAAGTGCCGACGATATCGCCATCATTCTCCTGCTGCTGCAGACCGGTAATGCCGATACGCACCAGCACAGCGTCAATCTGGGTATTGCTGATGGCGCGGGTCCAGGGAGTGGCCTTCGTCAGCGACACGCCAATGCTGGTCTCGTTCTCCACGGCGGGGAACCCGGGGATCGGCGACTGCGTCTGCGTGCCCGGCCGAAAGTCCCAGGAAACATTCTCGAAGTTCATCGAGCCGTCGGCGTTGCCCAGCGGCGTGCCGTCAAGGAAGATCCGGGTAGCATCCAGTCCACCAGCAAACTCGCCTTCACCGAGCGCCAGCAGCATACGGCAGCGCGCCATCGACTGCGCGGAATCGGGTTGTTCAACAGGCGTGTGCTGCTTCTGACTGCCGCCTTTTGCACCAGTAATCGTTGCCATATTGCATCCATAAAAAAAGCACCCGATTGGGTGCTAATTGAAGAGTAAGAAATTCTCAGATGTCCTCGGCCACGATCCCCGCACTGATTATGGCGCCGCCAATTTCGCGCTCGCCATACAGCAGCGCGACCGGGTTGCCCATCGCCAGGGTGTTCACTGCGCCGCCGAAGGCATAGCTGGGCTTATTGTCAGGGTCATCGCGCCCCTGAAGGCCTTTGGGCTGCGGCGAGAGCATCTGATAGATACCGCCTGCAGCCATGCCGATACCAGCAGAAATCATGGCGCCACCGACCGGACTGGCCCAGCCAGCAGAGAGGCCAGATACTACGATGCCCGCCACCACCATCACTGCGCCAAGGATCGTCTGGAACATACCCGCCTTTTTCGCCCCTTCCATCACAGGCGCGATGCGGATATCACTGTCACCGCCCAGCTCCTTAAAATCCTGTGCGCCGATGTTGCGTTTGCCACGAAACACTGCGAAGGTCATGCCGTTTTTTTGCGCGTTCATGAGGTAGCTTTCCAGCCCGTCCAGGTTGATGCACAGCGCCTTTACCGCTTCCGCTGACGTCTGCACCGCCAGCCGGTGGACGCGGCCAAACCGGGCACCCAGCGCGCCATACAATCGAATCGTGGTTAAGCGCGCCATGGCTTAATCTCCTGCGGCAGGTCTTTGTGTCGAACGCAGATCATCGTCCGGTCTTTAAAATATCCACGGGCATAAGGTGTGATACAGGATGGCTGGCCGTACAGGTGGGGCAGCAGCTCGCCCTCTTCGGTGATGATCCCCGCATGGTTCCACTTGTCCGACTCGACCTGCATGATGACCATGCACCCGGGCGCGGGGCCGCATTCGACAAACCCCTCACACTCCCAGTAATCGAAATAGAGGTTGTCGGGGTATTGGCTTTCCCACCACGGATAATCCACGCGGAAATCGTTTAGCGCTACGCCCTGTGTAGCGTGCCAGTCCATGACCAGCCCCCAGCAGTCATGCGAGCCAAGGAGGAACGGGCGGCCAATCAGCGGGATGGAGTCCGGTGTTATCTCTGCGTATTCATCGCAGTCCGGCGCGTAAATGCCCCAGACCACACCAGAGTTATTACACTGCTGGCGATCGAGAACAGACGGAATAGGTCGTGCGCCATCGCCCGGGTGGGAGTGAATGACGCGGATAATGGTTCCTGCGTCCTCGGCGTTCGCCCAGTGCTGACCGTCAATTCTGAAATGCTCGGTCGGGTTTTCGTGGCTGTTCGGCACAGGGATATAGCGCTGGCGCCGTCCTGACTGAATGACAAAGCCGCAGCACTCGCGTGGGGATTCCTCCAGCGCATGCGCCCGGATCGCCGTCATAATGGTTTTGTTCATGGGTATATCCGGTTATCGGGTGAAGAGTACTGTCGCCGGGTAGCCGCCGAAATCAAGGACGGCAGTGTTCGGTTCTGCCAGCCCGGCGCCGAAGCGCTTACGGCAGTCACTCAGGCAGCCACCACATACATCAAACGCCGGGTCTGCTACCGCATTACCCTTCGCATCGAAATATGCCGTGCCATTGTAGGTGCAGCCGTCACCGCTGCGGTATTGTCCGCGCAGTGCCCATTCGCAGAGAGAGGTGATCTGCCGGGTTGGTATGACCAGGTTCTGCAGGTCTGCCGGGCTGCTGAGCGACCAGGACACCACCTCGTCATCTTCAGAGGTTTTGGTATCCAGCCAGAAGGTCTGCAGGGAGAACATCGTCGGGTCTGCTGTCGGATTAACACCGCCCGGGAAGTTCACCGCATCCAGGTAAACCGCGTAGGTGTCAATGATGCTCACCTTTGCATTCACCATGTCTTTAAACTGGAGACACAGCGCAGTGATATGGCCGTCAAGGTTAGACACGCTGAGCTTTGGCTCGGCGGCCTGATCCGTTGAAAGCGCCAGGTCGGCAATCTGGAAGGGCCAGAACTCGTAGGCGTTGCCATCCCAGATGATGGGCTTCGGCCCCAGCCTGGCCTCGTCGCCGTTCGCCGCGTCTATCTCGGCAGGTGAATGGGGAAACGGGCTGTAGTGAAAGCGGTGGATCCCGCCGCTGAACTCTGAGGCATCCACTTCGACCAGGCGGACCCTGCCACCTGGCGCCAGCTTCGCCGCCTGATCAACAAGTGCCATTATGCGTATACCCCGTAGGCCCGTTTAATAGTGAACGTCAGCTCTGCGAATTTGCTGCTGATCTGGTTTTTGCGAACAGAGTCGGCGACAACGCGATACATCCCCTTCTCTTCGCCCGGCGGCGTAATGATGAAGGCCTTCACGGTATGAGCCAGAAGGAAATCGCGCACTGCGTTTACCTCTGTCTCAGTGCCGGTATGTTTCATCGGCACCTGGATCGCGGTGGAGTTGATGCCGTTCTCGGCAACCTGCTCATAGCCATCGCCAAACTGCGCCGCACGCACCGTCTGGCTGTATTCAACAGGGCCAGCGCCGAGCTGCGAGCGCCAGCTGTAGGTTTCGACTGCCATGTTTGCTCCATAAAAAAGCCCCGCATTAGCGAGGCTTGGGGTGGTTGAAAGCCCCGGACTGGGCTTGGTTGTTAGTCGGTTCTGCATGAACTCATTCGGAAGGTGTAGCACCACAGCGACAAATTTAAGAGCCCAGATGACAATGTGCTTCTTAATAGATTGCTGTAATATTGTGCGCCATTCAAATCAACTGCTCGCTTTTCAATCAACTAAGATTAGCTAAGACACCCTTTGATATGTCAAAATCTAACATGGAGTTATAAGCTGCCACAGAGCGGCCCTGCCCCATCGCATCTTTAATTAAAGGAGTTTCCAATGGGGTTTAGATTTCGCAAACGAATCCGAATTGCTCCCGGACTCGCTATAAATATCAGCAAAAGCGGCGTAAGCACATCAATCGGTAAAAGCGGCTGTACCACAAATATCAGCAGTAGAGGCGTAAAAACAACGCTTGGCATCCCTGGCACTGGAATTTCATACACCGCCGGTACTTCAGGGAAAAAATCTGCTAATAAGAAAGGCAGCAGCATAATTAGCAATCTTATTTGCTTATTTATTTTATTTGTGATTTACAAAGTTTTTACTTCATAAATTCTTATTACAATAACCTGCATAAACATCGCATTACATTAATATTGGTAAGGATTAACAAATGAAAAAAGTACTAGCACTGTTACTGGTAGTAGCATTCGGCTTGATGACTACTAACTCAATGGCCTGCCCGAAAGGTACACATCCGCATGGTGGAACTGGTTCGCATCACGCGGGCGGCACTTGCTACTAACAGTTGGGCGGCTTCGGTCGCCCTTTTAATATCAAAAGCACATCTGAGTAGGTTATCAAGCCTCCACAGAGCAGCCCTGCACTATCGCTTCATATTTGTTCAGAGGGTCACATGAACCGGGTTTGGCTAATCGTGTTGATTGTCACAATTTGCGCTGGTTTGGCGCAGGATTACATAACTGAAAAAGCAGCTGAACGCATTACTACAATCAGACAGTCATGTGTGATTGGGCATGGTTGCAAGAACATGTAGCCCATCTGAGTGGGCTGTTATTGAAGTCCGGCCAGGACTTGGTGGTTATGGTCAGTTATGCTTAACTTCCGCTCAATTCTTCAAGTCGGTAATCAGTTTTACCGTCTTTATCTTCGACGCATACAGCTCTGAATTTCTGCTCAAGGCCGAATTTGTTCTTGGCGCTAAACTCCTGTGTTGCGTAAAACTTCCCGTCATTACCCAGCAACCTTTTTGCACCAAACGCAGACATATTCAGGGTGCTTTTGTTAAGGACTGATTTTTTAACGTAAGCATCACAGGATTCACGAAGCTGATCCAGTTTCGCATCAGAAAGTTCTTTGGCCTCTTTCTGCTTCTTTTCTGCTTCGGACGGCTTATTAAGTACAGCAGCAATACCGACCACAATGATGAGAAGAATAAGCATCCCAACAGTCTTGAGAATTTTCATAAATATTTTTTTAAGCACTATCATCCCCTGATTAGTATGTTTTTAAACATGATAACCAGGGGATGCATTGCTGTAACCAGGCGCGCGTGATATTGCCATCTCAGGATCACAACCTAGGGTCACTTGCTCTGGAACTGCCTGCCAAGAAGGCCATCGCTTCGAGCAGCCCTCACAAGGATCTCCGTTACCTTAGTTTCTATTTCTTTCCCTAACGCCCGCGCTGCAGCGCTGCCATCCCCAGACGTGTTAGATGATGCATTGCCCTTATTATCCACATAAATATCTATGTTGACCTGCGGCTGCGCACCACCCCCACCCTGTGCCCTGACACCAAGCCGGCCAGCGGAATCACGCGTCAGCGGCATGATTGCCTCAGCGCCAGCCTCAGCGAAGACACCCCCCTTGGCAAACTTAGAGGCCCCCTGGAATGTGAAGTACTGAGGTGTATCGTACACGCCATTCACATACTTACTGAGGCCCGGAGATTCATATACTCCGCCTTTAGCGTTAAATGTTAAACCTGCAGCTGCGTTCGCGTATGCTCCACCAGGTGTGTTGCCACCTCCTGATCCCCCACTTACCCACCCCATCGCAGCCTGTACTGCATAGGCAACCATGAGGCGGTTCGTCACATCCAGGATCATCTTGAGCATCGATTTCCCGAACTCTTTAACCGATGCTTTGCCTGTTGTCATAAGCTCGGTCAGCATGTCGCTCAGTCCTGTTAGCGTGGAGCTGGCAACATTCTTTACGGCATCGTAGGTATTTGTGGCGGCGTCCAGATACTCATTCCAGCCGCTTACTGCACCAGCTTTCCAGTCACCGCGCAGCTTATCCTCTTCGGCGTAGTAATTGCGAAGTGCTGCCAGCTCTTTTTCATAACCAGCATCTTCAAGCTTGCCACCGCCATTCAGCCATCCCTGTCGAAGCTGCGCTTCTTCCATCAGGCGCTGCGTTTGACGACTACTTAACCCGGCGCTATCACGCAATGCATCGGTTTTTTCAGCCATCTGGGTGACATATTTGTTTGCCTGCTGCGCCAGCCCGTTAATCTTCTGCTGGGCCTCAACTTCCTTATTTTTCTCATCCACAACTTTGGCGGCGTTGAGGATGGCCTCACGGTTCGATAGAAGAGATTTCTCCTGTGCGCTCAGAGCGCGAGACTTAGCAGCCTCGTCCAGCTCGGCAAAATGGGATTGCTGTTTGCTGAACTCGGTATTTTTGGCGTGAACATCTCCCGTCTGACGCAGCGTTTCGAGCGTTTCCGTTAGGGTTCTGGCCTGGGCGCGGTAGTTCTCCAGGGTGCGATCGCCAGCATCCAGCGTAGCTCTTGCCTCTTTGGTCTTTTTGGCAGAGTCCTGGGTAAGCTTCGAAACTGCATCTCTCGATTCGCGACTTGTACCCCCTTCACCCTTGACCGAGATTCCTCGCGCTTCAGCCTCGTAATTAGCTTGCGCGTTTGGTGCGGAGATCCGTTTCCAGAGTTCATCGTAGCGTTTTTTATTGGCTGCGATTTCTTTGTCAGCTTCAGCCCCAGCCTTTTTCATTGCCTCGACATCCATGCCGAGGAAATTTGCCAGCGCACCACCACCAGGAATTTTTTCAGCCCATCCGGCAACTGTTCCGGTGAATTTAGCGTCAAGCGAGGTGAGATTCAGAAACAAATCATTGATGGATGCTTTCAGCAATTTGAAGATATCAATGATTTGATTGCCCCAGGCCCGAACTGTAATCCCGATTTGGCCGAAAATGTCGGAAGAGGAGGCTTTTAGTCCGTTCCAGGCTTGCCCGATATTATCGGTGGCCTCAACAATTTTGTTGCTACGGTCCTCCATAGTGCTGGCAAACAATGTTATCGCTTCGTTTGCAGCTGCTGTTTTGCCCTTAGTTTTTTCAAGGGTGATGATGTGCTTCATCATAGCTTCATCAACAAAGCCATATTGCTGATTAAGGCTTGCCAGCGCCTTAATAGGATCGCTTGCCAGCCGTGAAAAGTCCGCCAGCGCAGCCTTCGTATCGAGGCCAGCATCGCCCATAGTCATAATGGATTTGGCGATTTTAGTCATCTGGTCGGCGGTATACTTCCCGGTGTCATTAAGTTGTACCAGGGTATCAACAGAATCAGCCAGGGACGCGCCAGCATTTTCTGCAACATCTTTTGCCGCGTCATTCAATTGCTGCATTGATGAGAAGCCAGCCCCTCCCATCAAAATGAGCGATCTGGCAACATTGTCGAACTGCTGGGATGAGCTATATGCAGCTCCCGCCAGAACAGCCAGAACGGCTACAGAACCCGCAATAGCAAGGTTAAAGGTATTTAGCAGACCACCCGCCCGCCCCAGTTTTTCCGCTGCCTCACTCGTGTTATTAAGACCTTCAGCAGCATCACTGATGTTTGTTGCCGATTCAGCGGTCTCTCTGCTTTCTTCGTTAAAGCCAAATAATGCATCTCTCAGAGCCTGGAGCATTGGACCGAGGCCCCCGAAGGAATCCTTAATCTGCCCACCCTGCTGTAGCAGGATCAGGAATGGGGATTGTCCACCTGCCAGTTGAGTAGCAATATCGGTAAACTGCGCCGGGAGCGTGCGCAGCGCAGCACTGTACTGCCCCACAGAAATTCCAGCGCGGCGTGCAGCGGCCTCCTGTCGGGATAGCGCCTCAGGCAGCACGTCAGCCACGCCAGAGAGCCGTTCACGCGTCTGGTTGAGGATGGTGTTGAAATGCTCGAACTGGGTTCCGTTAATACGCCCTGCTTCGAAGTGTGCCACCAGCTGCGCATGCTGCTCGTCCAGCGAGTTGAATGCGCGGATCGTCGGGTCGATTGACCCCAGCAGGTTCTTCAGCGCGGCTGATTGCTTCTCTGCCGCCTGAGTGGCCGCGAGTTCTGCCTGGGCACGCGCGGCTGCTTCGCCGGTATCCGTCAGCTTAAGCCGGGTATCGTCCAGGATTTTGTTGTAGTGCTGAAAATCATCGGTATCCAGAAAGCCTTTGGCCTGGAAGTTACGCAGCGCGGCCTGTTGTTCGTCCAGCCGGTTCAGCGCTTTGTTTACCGGATCGATATTCTCAAGCAGGCCTTTCAGCGCGGCCTGCTGCTCCTTGATGCCTTCGCTGCCCTGCTTTGCAGACTCAGCACCAGCGCGGAAAACGCTGTTAAGATCATCAGCTTTGCCGACGGCACCTGCCGCGGCTTCACCGAGTTTATCCAGCTCATTGCTGGCCGTTTTCAGGTCAGAAACATCGGCCCGCAAAGTAATCGAGGCGATCTGGTCTGTCATTATTTCGTCTCCTTGTGCATTACTTTGAGAGCCTCGCTTTCCATAATCTGAAGGTCAGCCATGCAGGCCGCCGCATCCTCAACCCCGTGTAACTCAAATACCCAGGGGAGAACGTTGTAATCAAGGCCGGTCGCCCCGCCCGCGCCAACGCGCCATTGAGTCGCCAGTGCAGAGAATATGGTGAATGATTTCCATACCGATGGCAGGATCCCCACCTCTTCCTCCACGTCCTCAGGCGTCAAACCAAAAGCGGCTAACTCCGCGAGAGTCGGTCCGGGGGTGTACAACGCTGCGGCGACCTGCCTCAGTTTTTTTCTCGTACACCCATCAGCTCTTTGGTATAGGCCATGCCGATGTTGTCGAACGCGCGCGGGTAGTTCTGCAGGAGGACCACCACGTTATCGCGGTTAAACTCGTCAGGCAGTGCCCAGCCGTCAATGATCGCCATCAGGTAGTCGGCCTGTGGCTCAATGAGGGACTTTTTGCCTTCGGCGCCTTTGCGCAGCTTCTCATCCATGGCGTGCAGCTCTTCGAGCGTCTTATGGCGGAAGGTAAAGGTCAGCTTGCCGTCTTCAGCACCGGCGCGCGGAATGCTGGCAGTGGCGGAAAAGGTCGGGTTTGGGATTAGGGAGAATTGGGTCATTTCGGTTCCTTAGAAAGGTGCAGGATGGGGCCGTAAAAAAGCCCGGCGAACCGGGCCAGAGTGGTTAGCTGACCGTGACGACACACGCGCCAGAGGTGATGGTCTTGCCCGCGGCGTCGGTGACTTCGCAGGTGTAAGAACCAGCATCGCCGGATGCCACAGACGGGATGTTGAACGTCGAAGCCGTTTTGCCCGGGATAGCGGTACCGCCTTTCTTCCACACGTACGTGTAAGGCGCGGAACCGCCCTGCATGACCACCGCCAGATCCAGCGCAGAACCATTAGAGACCGATTTGGTTGCCGGCAGGTCAGTCAGGAACGCCAGCGGCATAGCAGATGAGTCGGCGATCGGGTAAATCTGCATATCCGATTCGAAGTTCATGCGCGCTTCGTTGCTTTCCACAGCGTTGATTTCGGTACGTGGCACGCGCTGGAAAGACACTTTGGCAGAGTAGTAACGATCCGCTTTCCCGCGAGGATTGTGGAACCAGACCGCCGTGGTGTCGCTGGAGTCGTCCAGGTCGATGAGGCGCTTGTAAATCGCCAGCTGCGGGTCGTGGGCGAACGTATAGACCTGAACCACGGCGTTTTTAAACGTTGGGATGGTACGGGCCTTATCATCTTCCAGGAACTGGACACTGATGGTCTGCTGGTCGCCGCCTTCGGTGGACAGCGTCATAACCTGCGGCATGGTGATCCACGAGTCGATTTTGCGCAGTGTACCTGCGCCGGTGCCCGCCGGGAATTTCTTGGTGTCGGTGGTATCAAACGCTTCCAGCACAATTTTGGTGCCGGTCACCGATTTAACGCGCAGCACCATATTATCGAGTTTGAGCCAGCCAGAGCTTACCTGGACGACATCGCCCGCAAGGATCCCGGCAGCGGAGGCAACGGTCAGTTCGCATTCCGTCGCGTTGGAGGCTGCTGTGAAGACAATCGGCGCAAGATAGGCCTTGGCCACGTTCACACGTGACCCGTTAGGGATTGCGAATGCCATTGCATTCTCCTGAATTGAGGAAATAAAAAACCCGCCGGATGGTGGGTCAGTAATCAGCGCGGTACTGCATGCTGACGGGAGTGGTGTAAGTGATGGAGCCGCTACTGCCGTTTGGTGCTGATGTCGGGCGATCCTGTATCGGTGGACGTACCTGCGGTGGCCCGTTGATGTAAACCGTCAAATCCCCGTCCACCAGCGGCAGTCCTTCGGGGAAGGCATCTGCAACAGACGTTGCCATCCCCCTGGCCTGCGTCACGCCGCTGCCTGCTGGCGCAATGATGTTGAGCTGGAGTATGCCCTGGTACGTACGCAGCTGGCCTTCCAGATCCTGCCCAACGGTCTGCGCAGGCAGGATATAAACGCGCCCGTATGGCACATTATCCGGGGGAGTGAACGCGATGTTCGGCCAGGCCACCGGCAGGCCAAGCGACGAGCAGATAACCGCAACACGACTCTCAAGCAGGCCAGCGATACGCATTGACTGGTCACTGGCCATTGCGCACCTCGCTCATTGCCTCACGGAACATTTGCGCGGCATCCAGCGCAGTGATACCCACCATGCCACCGGGTGCCTGACCAGAGTGCCCGTTCTCAAGCGCTGCCGCATAAGGCAGATTATTGGTGAAGTAAATCGAGCTGACCTGGCCCACCCTGAACACCTCGAGCACCGCTATGCCACGGGAGTTTGAACCCTGGCCGGAAGCGTCCGGTGTATCGTTGGACTGAGTAGGCTGGCTGTCGAAACCCACATACCAGTTGTTTTTGAAACGCCCGCCGACATAGCCCTCAGGCTTTTTGATATCCATCGAGTCGTTAACTGCTCGACCACGTTTAAGATATCCTGCCTTTGTGAGGTTGGCTGGGTCATTACGGAGTGCAGCATTGTGGTCACGCACGGCATTGTTATAGGCAGCCGCCGTCTGGTTTACCTGCCAGATATCCGGCTGGCCCACCGGGGACATCTCAACCAGTTGAGCGAGGATTTTAATGCCCGTCCGGCGCACCACCTGATCCATCTCCTGCTTCGAACTATCCACAAATAACTGAATGGCAGCCAGGAACGGCTGATTAACAGAGCTGGCCATAGTCACGCCCTCAGCTGGATGTTGTAGGAGATGAGTACATCGGCAGGCTTAACCGGATTAGGCTGCACCACCCGCCATGCTTTGCCGTCGATCTCGATGCGGTCGTCAATACGCACTTCCGTTTCAGCTGTGGCCGCCAGCTTTTTATCGCCAGTAGCAATCAGAGAGCCATCTATTTCGCGGGCGGAATACTCAGTAATAACACCCGTAACTGTGGCGGTTACTGTAGGCGTGGTGATCTCTTTGCCGAACTGATCGCGGGTAGTGCCGCCACCGCGGGTAAGCGGATAAGCCTTCCCGTTCTCGGTCAGCAGTCGCGTTGCGGTGTTTCGCATGCGGCGGTAGTCGACTGGCATATCACCCCCTTTCGATGCGGATCTGATTGCCGCCCACCACCAGCCCACGTAACGAGGAGTAGAACCAGGGGAATGACGGTGCCGCCTTATTCGTACCTGGTTCGTACTGGACCGTGACTGCGCCCTCTACGCGCTCCATCGTTACCGCACCACCACCAGCGACCGACGGCGTGAGATCAATCTCCTGCGATTCGAGAGCCAGCCGGCACTGCGCATCAACCAGGCGCTGTGGGATGGTATCATCTGATAGGTCAACGCCGTCGAAGCGCACTCCCGCGCGCGGCCACGATAGCGGCTGTGATGCACTGGAGCGCTCGCCGCGCCATGTCTTGCCTTCCAGATAGTCCATTGCCTGCATCAGCATCTGGCTACATTCGCCATCATCCGCAGGAACGGCATATCCGCGCCCCGCCGCGAACGTGCGCAGGTCAATAACGCTGGCATAGCTGTTGAAGTCCGGCGAATGGGGATCGGCAACCAGCATGGTTATTCCTCCAGACGCCAGTCCAGCGCCAGCCAGTTTTCCACCTCGTCAGGGTGAACCTCAGCGCTCAGCGGGCCGCCGGGGAATTCAGGCTCATCGCGCACCATCACCACAAGCTCAATACCCTGCTGGTCCTTCTGGTCCTGCTGGTCCTGCTGGTCCTGCTGGTCCTGCTGGTCCTGCTGGTCCTGCTGATCCTGCTGGTCCTGCTGGGCAGGAGTTTGTTCAGCGCCATTCTGCGCGGCAAGCTTTTCAGCCTCACGCTGTGCGCGCTGCTCTTTGGTCAATCCGGCCATTGGGCCTCCTGAATAACAAAGGGGCCGAAGCCCCAGCGGTTAGCCCATGATGATGGCGGAGTGACGTGGTGCCACAGCAGCAACACCCCAAGCCAGACCGACCTCGTAACGCACCTGGCGGTACTGGCGGTACAAAGCTACCTGGAAGGTGATGCCGGATTTCGGGTCGGTCACGTTCATCACGTCGTCGGCAGTATCGCCACCTTCCGGCATCGCCGGAGTACGGCTGGCCAGCAGGAATGAGCCGCGGTCAAACGCCATGTTTGGCGCGAATTCACTCAGCACAGTGACCGCAGCCTGATCTGCAAGATCCTGACGCAAGCCCGGAGAGCTGATGGTGATGCTGGAAGAGGTAGCAGCCACAACCAGATACTGGTTGTCATCACCATCAAACTTCACCGCGGTACCGGCAGCAATACCTCCAGTTCCCGCAGAAATAGCAACAATAATGTCACCCTCTTTCTTGGCGCCATTGACCTTATAGCCCGCAGCATTACTCTTCGCTGTGCGCTTAATGCTGAAGGACTCATGCAGATTGAAGCCCATGATTTTGCCAATGACACCTTCACGGAGCAGTTGGTCTGTGCCAGCCTCGTTCGTCTTGAACAATACGGACTGCTTACCGCGGATGGACGCCATGGCTTCGCCGCCGAGCACCATACGCAGATCAGTAGTTGGCGCACCATTGTCGGTCAGGATCTGACGAGCCAGCGCTGCATCGGACAGATCGTCTTTGATGCTGAAAGGAGTATCTTTCGGTGCACCAACTGCGCGGGAGGAGTTCAGATACAATGCAGCCAGATCAGCATCCACTTCGTTCGCCAGTGCGCGGAATGCCTGCTGGAACTGTGCAGCCAGAATGGTGTTGTAGGTACCTGCCGGGCCAAGAGCCAGTTGCTCTTCACCGTTCCATTTGACCGGGGCCATTTTGGCTTTGGTGATGGTGACATCTACGCCAGTAATATTCTGATCACCGGTATTTGGTGCTGAAGGTCCTGGAATGATGTCTTCGGTCTTGGTTGGCGGCGCAACTGGTGCGCGCACAATCTGGTCTTTAGCAGCTGCATCTGCCTTGGCGTCACGCGAAACTGCAGGGATAAAACCGGTTTGTTCGCGGGATACTACGTCCAGCGCGGTATAGATGGTCGGGATCAGACCAGTAAGGGTATTACCTGCCATTTATGGCTCCTTTCGATTTAATCGACGATGCTGACGCCATCTTTCAGCGCTGACTGTTTGCCAGCGATATCCAGGGAATCAAACGCATCGCGTTTCATGGTTTTCTGCCCGGCCTGATGCTGCGACTGGTGAGAGCCACCGCCGCTGTTGCCGGACGCTTTGAGGATGTAGTCTTTTTGCGGATGCAACTCGACCAAGGATTCCAGCGCTTCATCGAAGCCAGCCAGTTCGCCGGGCTTGGTGCGGGAGAACACCTTGTTGCCCTGCCCATCGTAGGCCACGACCTTGCCGTCTTCGATTTTGAAGTTCTGGCCGAAGTGGGAACGCACGAACTCAGCCGGGATCGCCATCTTCTCGGAGATAAACTTCGAACCACCGAAGCGGCCGCCAATCATCTCGTCGTAGAGCTGGGATTCAAGCTGTTTGGTCTTGCCGTTCGCTTCGTCCAGCTGCTGCTGGAATACCTTGGTGATCTCGGCCTTCACCTGGTCAACGGCGCCGGCATCGATCAGTTTCTTCTGGTCGATTTTGGTCATCATCTCCAGGGCTTCGAGCGCCTTGGTCGGGTCGGAGATGCCAGCGAATTTCGCGAGGTTGGCTTCCGCCACCTCCTTCGCTTCACGGTGAGTTTTAGCTTCACCATTCAAGGAGGTGATTTTGGTCATCGCTGCAGCTGCATCGAACGGGAACTCTTTGCCGTCATCATGGACGTACACAGGCATACCGTTATCAACAACCACATTTCCGTTAGCATCAAGTTTGAGTTTCATTGTTTTGCTCCAGCCTTCCGGCCATTGGTTGTGGGTCATCCGACCCGGTCACCGCGTCGCATCCGCTCGGCGGCAGGCATAAAAAAAGCTGCCCGGAGGCAGCCTGTTAGATAAATTCAATGGTTATTACGCCGCGTAGCTTGCGGGAATAGATCTCATCCCGCTTTCGCTTGTGAATCCGCAGCGGGTGTGGATGTATGCAGGCGATACCTCGCTTAACGTCAGCCCACATGCAGCTTTTAAGTTCGTTGCCATTAACGAACACGCGGCGCTTGCCGCGGCCACCGCCCACACAGTGAAAATTGTCGTTACGCATCTGCTACTCCTCAAACGCCGAAGCATCCACGCGGCGCAGTTCGTCCATGGTCAGGAACTCCCCGGCATCGTTGAACATCTCCGGCACGGTGATTTTGCCGTCACGCAACATCTGCGCCCGGGTAACACCCAGCACCTGCTCCTGTCGCGCATATGGCTGCCGGGCGAGCCAGTCGGCATAGCTGGTATGCGCTGGTACCTGCCCGTCCATAGACGCGCGCGTGGCGCTGCTCAGCTCGCCAGGGGGTATCTTCAGTTCTTCCCACGACTTCGTGATCAGGATTTCACCGGAGCGGCAGCAGAAGTGAATTTTGCCGGGGCCGCGCAGATACGGCACCACATGCCCCAGTGGCTTGCCGTCGAGGGGGTAGAGCTTGCGGTCGCGGATGATGCACCACTGGCTGGTATGCGTATCCAGCGTGGACGACCACTGCTTGGCCTTGACTATATCGCTGTTGACCTGAGCGAATTCCTGCCGCGCCGTGGCGGCCATGTGATTCACCGCGGTGCGGGTCACCACCGCCAGGTCACGCCGGGATCCATTGATCACCCCATCTTCCCGGTTAAGTTTTGGCGTGCCGGCAACGCGCCGGACAATCTGTTCTACCGTCTCGCCCTGGAGGAAGCCGGAGCGCACAGCATTGGTGATTTTGTCCAGCCGGTCGGCTTCAAGCTTCTGGCCCCACTCCTTCAGCAATCTCCCCTGGAACGGCTGCGCTGCTGCTGCGGCGTAGACCTGCTCGGGTGCAATGCTCTGCAGCGGAACGTGTTTCAGGATCTGCTGCGGGATGATGCTGCTGAACAGGTCCAGTTGATACCCGGCCTCATATTCAACGTAGCGCGTCAGTTCGCGTGCCAGCGCCGCGTTAACCGGTTCGTAGGCCTGCTGATTCAGTTCACGCACACCAGCCAGCAGCGATGCCAGGCGACGGGCGCTGTAGGTATCCGCCCGTTTGCCGTCCAGAAGCACCAGCAGTTTCGCGACCAGCTCGGCATCCAGTTTATTCAGCAGCGCCACCATGCGCCGGGCGACGCCAGTGCCGTAGCGCGTCACATAGAGGCCATGCGCTATCGTCTCATCCTGCAGGCGGTCGTTGACGGAACGGGCCATATCACACCTCTTCTGCTGGCGGTCCGATCAGCGAGGCCGATTCAGCCAGCAACTCATCAAGGACTTTCTCAGGGTCGGCATCAGCATCAATCAGGTTGAGCTTCTGCAGGGCTTTAATGGCATCAATACGACGGAGGTCACCACCCTGGCGCAGGGACTGAATAGCCAGCGCTGCCGGAGGGTTAAACTCTTTCGACTCGACATCCAGTTCAGTGCGGACATCGACGTTGCCACCCTCTTTCTCACCGATGTACTCGGCCATGATTTGCAGGATGTTGTCGATCGCATCTTCCAGACTGGTCGCCATGGTGTAGAGCGGGGACTGCTCCTGCATCTTCTCTTCTGAGGTCTGGTCTAAGGACTTCGTCGAGGTGTTATCGGTACGTAGCATCTTCGCGCCCGCCTGGCGCATCTGCTCCACCAGCTCAGCCAGCGATTCTTTGCCAGCGCCAATGGATGAGCCAGTATGCTCGACGTACTCGAGGCCCTGCGTCTGCCGATCGTTGAACGAGGTTGCCGATGAAGAGCCGATGGTCAACTCTTCCCCCTCCTCCAGCCCGAACACGGTGAGGATCGGCACCCGGGCGACGTGGAGGATGTTGTCCTGCTCGCTCTGGCTCTGCCAGTGTTTAACGTTCAGCAGCGCCATATTCAGCAGCGGCGGTGAACCGCACATGAAGCCGGTGCGCTTGGTGTAGAGCGTGACTAGGGTGATATCTCGACGGGAGGTTGCCCACTCTTCGTGCTTTTGCCAGGTTGCTTCACCCTGACCACCAGCGGTCTTTCGATAGATTTCGACCTTGCCCGGCGTCAGGAGGCGGATCTGTTCGACTTTCGTCTGCCCGAAGTCGTCACCGTCTTCGACCACCACCTCTTTGATGCGCAGCGACGTGAGCACGACCTTGCCGCCAGTCATCTTCGACTTCCAGCCGATCACCTGGCGGGGATTCAGCATGGTGACGTACGGGCGCGCGCCGGTGGCCTTCTCATCGGCTTTGGTCCTCACTTGATCGGAGTCAACGCGAGGATAGTCCACCAGCGCATGGGAAAGGCCATACTGCATCGCCAGGCTAAAGAACGACTGCGCCCATACATCCAGACGGGTGCCTTCAAGATCCACGTCTTTTGTGAACTCACGCAACTGATCCGGCACGTTTTCGCCCAACTGGATTGGCTCAGCGAATACACGCCCGACGTTCTGGTTGATCGTCTCTTCGTAGGCAGGGAGAAGCGTGGCCACTGCCAGGCGCTTTTTGTAATCCTCTTTGTCTTCCTTCGGCCAGCGTGGCAGATATGCCTCACCCAGCTGGCGCATGTAAAGCGTTCCGCCCATCAGGGCATCGTTAATGTCCCACGCCTGCACCATGTTCCCATAGTCCAGATTGGGTGTTGAAATATCAGTCATGGAGTTAAATCCGCAGGTTGGTGACTTTGCCGGTTGGTTTGATGATCGGGAATTGCTTCACGATGTAATACCCACCAGCATCGTTGGGGTGATCGTTGTCGGCTGATTTATCCGGCTCGCCGTTCGCCGCCCATACCTGCTGCTCCAGGCTGTCGGTGTATACCGGGCAGCGGGTCACGTTGACTTTATAGCGGCGATCGCCGTTGCCGTTGCAGAACATGGCGTTCATGGAGTTAATGCGATCTTTCACCGGCGGGTTGGCGGCGTTCACCACCACGCTGAACCCGGCCTGTTTGAGCTGCGCGATATCCGTGGCGCTGGCGTTGTTCGATTTGCGCGAATCGCCGGAAGCATCGGGATAGATGTAAATCTGACGAGAGGCGACGTAACGTCCGCCCTCATAGCGCCAGAATTCCTCCTGGATGCGCTTAATCATCGCTGGCGTGTCATAAACCTTCACCAGCTCCCGTACAGCTCTCGGTTCTCCGTCGCGCAGCACATGGACGATGGCTGCCATCTTGCCAACGTTAAAATCCATGCCGATATACAGCGGCTCACCTGCCTGCTCCTCATCGGTGCAGTTATTCAGTCGGCGATCGAACTGGTGATAGATGGTGCCGCTGGTCAGGTTGGTGAATTTCCCACGCAAATACGCCTTAATCAGCTCTGGCGGATATGAGTCCATCAGCGATGGGATGTAATCGTGAGGAAGGTTCGCTTCATTATCGAACGTTGAGGCCTGTATCAGGCCATACAGCGTCGCCAGTTCAGGCTTATCGCGCACAGCTTTAACAAACTGCTGGTAGACGAACTTAAAGCCCTCTGGCGTGGTGGTCACATCGATGCCGTTACGCAGGCCGTCAACCTTGTAGCGCATACGCGCGATGATTTTTCGCCATGCCTGCTGCGCTTTTGCGGCAGCCATAACGTCCAGTTCATCAACCATCGCGTTGCCGATTTTGAAGCCGACAATAGAGCCTGGCTTCTCCATCGAACGGCAGATAGTCGTGCCGCGGTACTGACGCCCGGCGTAGAAGTGAACCTCTTTGTTCCCCTCGTTGATTTTGACGTTCATGCCCCAGTCGAAAGCCACCTCTTCCACTGTCGGGTAGAAGATGTCACGTATCTGCGGATAGGTTGGCGCGAAGTAGCCCTGGTTGATTTTGGGGAACTCCCACATCCCCTTGCAGATGCCGCCGCAGCCAACCCACGTCTTACCGGAACCGAACCCGGCAACGTAGGCCTTAAACTTATGCGGCATTGCGAGGAAACGCGCCTGGGGAACGTTAAGCGTCGGCGCTATCATCACGAACCCTCGCGTCTACCACGTTAATGTTGATTGCAACTGGTGCCGGAATATCATCATCAGGATCGGCTGCCAGCTCTTTGCGGAGTTTTTCCACTTCCAGTTGCCGACGTTCGATTTCAATCTGCTGCAGACGCTGCGCAAATTCGCTATCGGCTAGGCCCAGGCGTTTCATTACCGCTTCGTACATCCGCTCGCGGCTGATAGCCGTTATCTCGACGCCATTCTTACCCAGCTTGACGCCGGAATAAGCCAGGGCAGCATCAGGAGGAAGTTTGCGGGTATCCGCGAAGTATGGCTGCCCTATTCCATCGCCATTGCAGCGTGGGCAATCAGGGTTAGGCTCCCGGTTATGGTCGTAGCCATAACCGCCCGGGTCCTCAGGAGGTTTAATGCCCTCCTTGCCTTCAACCTTTGCCAGCGCCTCGTCGAACTCGACTGTATCGCGCCACTGGTAGTGATGACCGAAGCCCCAGCAATAACGGCAGGCGCCGCGACGATACTGTGAAAGCAGGTTTGCATCGAAGGTGGCGAGCTGCCACATCTGGGAGAGAACTTCATCGGCACTGCCAAGCGTGCGCTCAATGGACGCTTTTTGCTGGCGCTCGATCGCCTGCGCAACTGAAGTTTTCTTAAGTAGCTGATGGCCTATCTGGTCTGCGGTCTTTGTACTGTACCCCGCCCGGATAGCTGCCTGTGTGGCATTGCGATCCTTAAGGTATTCTGCGACGAAAAGTCTTTGCTGGGCAGTCAGGCCATCATCATCCACTAATTCATCAGCGCATTTTTCCTTTTGCGCAGTGCGCACTTTCCTCTGCGCAGTATTTTGCGGATTTTGCGCAGTAGGCTTTTTGATGTATCGGCGTGCGGTAGCGTAGTTTAGTCCCTGCGCTTCACACCACTCCTTCGGTGAGACGCCTGTTGCGATATGGTCGGACAGGAACCGTTGCTGAAGCACGCCCCAGTCCGGTTTTGCCATGGTCATATTCCTTTTGTTATAGCCATTAAAAAAGCCACCCTGAGGTGGCCTTTGTGATGGCAATAAAAGGGCCGCCTTAGCAACCCCTTCTTTGAAGATATGATTATAGAAGTTTAATTTTCACGTCATAACCTTCCAGACCTGTCATCGCTTCGCGAGCAACAAACTGAATGTCAGAGACTTCTTTTCCTGTTTTTTTTCTTAACTCTGAAATTTTTTTTGTGATCAAAGCGGAAATTTCTTCCTCGGCCTTTTGTGTCAGAACATCAACTTTCATTTGGGCCTCTTCTGGTTTATTCATATTCCTGTTCTCCAGCAAGGTGATAGTTGTTGAAATACTATCCTCTATTATAAGTGTTTATAAATTATAGACTAATAATGTTCTTGTCGCTGCATACACCTACCAAACCCTTGCTTTCCTCGCTGGATGGAAACCCTGATAGGTTGGTCTGTGAAAAAAAAGCCCCTGCATCACTGCAAGGGCTTTGGGCATATGGTGCCGGGTGCCTCCCGGAGAGTCGTTGGGATAACCACCCGTGACTCGCTGCTTCAGTCGTTCACGATGAGCGCCAGTGTAGAAGAGCCATCGGTTAATTAGCCCCTCCGCTTAGGGGGATTCACCAAAGTTTGTTTCCAGCATGGACATGAAAAAGCGCTCAATCATCGAAATGCCAGTAGCTATGCCCGGGCGTTGATGGCACTCCATTCACAGATACTTTTTCACTGCGTTTGAAACTTCTTCCTGAGTAAGTTCTCGGTCAGAAGCAACACAAATCTCGACATGCTCCCCTGTCAGTGAATGAATTCCGGTAAGCATTATTTTTAGGGAGACTTCATCACCGTTTGGGTAGCTTCGAACAATTGATGTTACAGGCTTAAGTACATTTGCGACCTCGACCTGCTGCGAATTGAAGAAAACCAGTACTTTTTTCATGAATTTGCCTTAATCCCGTCTTGCGTCTGTTTAAGGCAGATATCGCTTTGACTTCAGATAACCGCAAATGTTTAGGATAGGCCACTCTATTGTGTGGCCTCTGTAAGTATTGCATGCCATTCACTCCGCCATGCTCCGGGGCCACTGGATAGAGTCATAACTAAACGGCACCCAATACACCTGCAAGATTGATAATCTATACAGGATGGATTGAGTCTATATGTTAAAAAAAAATCGACACGTCTAAAAAAGATTTAGTTATGTTTGTATCGTTCTATAAAATATATGAGCGCACTAAAGCTGGAATCAAAGTGTAATCCACTACTTATAACGAAACTTCAGAGATACCATTTCAAAGCTCATAGCCGGTGAGCTTTGAAATGGCTAATGGTTATCTTGTCGGAGGATTCATCGTCAGGCGCACTCGCAAATGCGCCATTATATAGTTATTGAACATCAGTGCCTTTGCGTTTAGCTTTAACCTCTTCTACTGCTTTTTTAACGATGCCACATATTTCTTCAGCGCCATCAGGGCAGTAATGGTTGTACTTCCCGCCCTTATTCATTACCCGCCGTACATCATTCACGACTCCATCCAGGCTCAGGCCTGCATCCTCATTAAGGGATAGGACTACCAGTAACGTCTGTTGAAGAAGCTTTTCTTTATCGTTTAGCAAAATTCCACCCCGTTCAAAGTTGTCAGACTTTAAATGTAGACTGAATTACCTTAGACATTGCTCTCTGACGTACTGCTGCAGTCCGGCTAGTTGCTTTGTGGCGGTTTCGATCCGCTCTCTGAGGGTGAAATAATCCCGTTCAGCGGAGTCAGTAAGTCGGGGGCTGCTGCCATCATCCATGCTGGTGGTGCTGGGCGCTCCGTTCGCGGGGCACTTGGCGTTGATGCGCAACCCACATTTGCCAGTGCTAACGCAACGCTGCAGATCATCCAGCTGCTTTTTCGCATCTGCGAGTTCTCCTGTGTACTTGGCATCGAGTGCGGCAACATCTCGCTGACGTGTTTGCATGTCGGTGATTGTGGTATTCGCCAGAACAAGACTCTGCTCAGCAGCATCAGCGCGCAACCGTTCCGTCTGATACTTATCGTGATAGTGGCTTGCAGACCAGATGATGCCGCCCAGCACGCTCACCGCGAGCGCGAAAATAATTATCCGGTAGTGGATCTTCATGACTTACCCCACATGCAGACTTCACGCTCAATCTCCCGCCGGGTGATGAGGCCCTTCCACTGCTTATCACCGGCGTACGTCCAGCGCTGCAGCTCTTTGCACGCGCCCGGAACATCGCCAGCATTCAGTTTTTTCAGCAGCGTGGAGTGACTAAACGCGCCAGCGCCCACGTTGTAGGTAAACGAGTAAAGCGCTGCCCGGGTAGGCTCAGGGATGCGGACCTTGATTAGCGGGTCAATAGCCTTTGCCACCTTACCCAGATCGGACTGCAGCAGGGCATCGCACTCTTTGTCGGTGTAACGGTGACCGCGTCGAACGTCTGCGCCGGTATGTCCATCACATACAGTCCAGACTCCAACGACATCCTGATATGCGTAATACCGCCGCCCTTCCAGCCCGTCAGCATTACCCAGCATGACAGCGGCAATGGTTATTGCGCCCGATCCGCCTAGGATGGCCTTCACGAGCTTACTTTTCAGCGTCGGGTCCATTCTGGCTCCTGTCGCGGCGATTACTTTCGCGGATTTTGAAGTACAAATTTGTCAGGTACGTAAGAACAGCGACAACTATGCCCACCAGCACGCCGATGGCGTTCCACTGCTCAGGGCTGTATGCGTTAAGAATGCCGTTCAACACACTCCCCGCAGAGGCGCCGTAAGCTGCGCCGGTGGTTAATTTATCCATGCGTAACATCTCTCACCTCCGATGGGTCCGGGGTGCTGTGCAGTGTAAAAGGTTCAGGCTCTCCGGATGAATTAACGGCAGTCCTTGATGGGGTTTCCGGGAGCCTGAAATAAAAAAGGCCCGCTTTTCAGCAGGCCTAACTGAGTTGGAAATCTAAGAAGGTAGTCGTGTAACCTTACCATTATCCGTGCAACAGCTGTGTCGAGCAGCGCCACTGACCGATCAGGATGTCCGGCGAAAGGTTCTGGCCTGGCTCACAATTTGAAGGTAGCAGCAGTTTCGAAGCGGGAATAAAAAAAGCCTGTCCGGAAGAACAGGCTCAAAAAGCACTTACCAGGTTACATACAGGTGCCGGGTGCCTCCCGGTGACTCGTTACCAGTTATACGAGCCGCAAGCACATATACATTAACTGGATTGCCCCACCGCACAGGGGGATTCACCAGATATAAGCCTATACCCTATATTGAAACGCAACGGTGTTTATTTCAAAAATGTGGCGGCGTTAATGGTCCTGATAAAATCTCAGCCTCGCCGTCATCGCAAATATCATCGCCTTGTGTGAGGTGCCAGATACCAGTAATGATTCTTCCTGTTTCAAGGTCTTCAGTTTCGCCGTCTGTGTAATAAGCAACCTGAACCCTGCCGCCGTACTGTATCCAGTAGAATCCTTCTTCCATAATGATTGTCCTCTGCAAGCTCTGATAGAACTCATAAGGATGACATTATCTGATATGTAAAACGGAATCCAGGCTTGCTGTGCGCTACATAACCTACATCAGAGCCGGACGAAGAAGTGCATGAATGGGTGTGATGCCGGGTGCCTCCCGGTGACTCTGCGCCAGACCACAGAACCGCGCTACTCACCTGCCTGTCTAGACGCCCCACCGCATAGGGGGATTCATCACAGGCACAGCCTAGTCGTCTTCCTGCCATAAAGCTATTTTTATCTGTATATTTATTCAGTATGAACAACAGAGCATCAGTGCCCTGCTGGCTAAAGTCATGTAAAACATAAAGCTGCCAATAGGCAGCCTGGATTACGTAACAAACACCTTAGCCGCTGAGCTAATTTATTTGCAGGGAAATTTCGACCGTAAAGCTTCAGGGATTACTTTGGTGAATGGTTCGTTAACAGCGCTGGGCGTTGCGATAATGTATTCACTAACCTTTTGCTCAACATGTGCAAGAGAACCGTTCGGGCAATAATCAACTTTTCCACGTCCTGCCTGAAAATCCGCATAATCCTTATCAAGATAAGCAAGGATATAGCCCTTTAAAGTTGCAGCACGAGTTTCTGCATGAGGTTCTTTACTGTGTCCCAGCACAGCTTCTGCTGAAGAGACTTTCTCCGGGTTATACTCTCCCCCTAATACTGATTGCATCTGATTTTGTGCAGCACCAGCAGTCCCTGCAAATACAAGAGCAAGTAAAGAAATTGTCAAAATATTACGGCACATAAAACCAGCCTCGTCGATGAGTATGCTGTAGATCTTATCACCCTCAGAATGACCACACAAACACTGCTGCAATTGACGATATTTTAGGTTAACTTTTCAGCCCCATCGAGAATTTTACCCTGAACCTCAGAGTTAGTAGTCCGTATTTTCTCCAGTTGAGCTAGTGGCAAAAAAAGACCAGCGCTGAGTCGCTGGTCAGGGGTCATGCAGTTGTCTCTGCGTATGGGTGTTTCCCCACCCGAGTGTTGTAAGGGTATCGAGAGCATTATCGAATGCCACCTTAAAATTAGCATCCAAAGGCCAATCCAGACAAAATGGCAAGAGCTTTATGCTTCAATTTTGTGACGAATGAAATACTGGCGGGTGTTCTACGCAAACAAAAAGCCCCACGGTGTTAACCGCAGGGCTTGAAACGAAGGCAATAACCCATCGTTGGGATGAAATTAACACAGATTCGGGAAAAGTAAATAGCTCACGGTTGAAACGTAAGCTATTTCCGTGAGCGTTATCGTGTTATTTGCTTAAGCTGCGCTTCTGCCCAGGCTTCTTCGATATCAAATTTCGTGATCAGCTGGTCGTAAAACGGCTTAACCGACTTCTTCCACGTATCCAAGCTGATTGCATCAGTGATCTGGCAAACAGCTGCATAGGCCTCAGTCGAAGGGATACGCTCATACCCGCGCCCGCTGCAGCGCTTGCAGGTACTGAATACCGGTACACCCTGCATCTTCGTTTCCTTCTGGTTTACGGCTTTACCGCGCCCCCGGCAATCACTACATGCGCAGCTGACAACCTTCTTCCCTTTGCAGGCCGAGCACAGCACCCGTACCACTTCTTTCACCTGGCGCTTAACCTCGAAATCACTCGGCGACTGTTTAAGGTCTTTGGCCCATTGAGGGAGCCTCATAGTGTAGTGCGATTTCATGGTGAACACGTCAGCCTCGATAAATCCCTGCCCCGCGCAGCAATCGCACTGCTTCACGCTGGCGGCGCTGCGCGAATAGTCCTCAAACGCAAACGTGGCCAGCTGATGCATTACCAGCGGCTTCACCCCGTTGCCCAGCTTGCGCAGCGCGGCAACCTTATCGCATTTTGTCAGCGCGTATTCGGCCAGAAGCGCAATCGCCCTCTCCCGGTCGTTATGGCTGATCCCCATCTTACCGAGGAAAGCGCTGTACCCCATGACCGCGCGTTCCTGCGTCATGCCCATGGCTGCCATGATGTCCGTACCGGTCAGGGAATCTGATGCAGTGGCGCGCGGGGAGTCGCTGATCATCGTGGACTTTGCGAAGTGGTATTTCACGGTGTTTTCGAGGTTCATGCTGCGGCTCCTGCCATCAGGTAAATGCGAATAAAGTTACGAAGGATGCGATAGTCCACCAGCACCGTTCCCGGGCGGCGATAAATGCGGAGGCGCAGCCAGCGCATGCGAAGCGTTTCGATCAGTTCTGATTTCATGCGTTCGCCCTGGCGATTGCCTTATAAGCCCTCAGCATGTGCGAGCTTTTCCCGTATAGCGTTATCTGAAAAGTCAGCCCTTTTGATTCCCAGGAATTTACCGGGGAGGCCATCAGCCCAACATCAGCGAGACGCCGCGCTTTACCGAGCTGCCAGAACGGCCCGGTTATCCAGATGCGGGCATGTGTGCCTTCGTTGCTATAAGTGATTTTCATACGACGCCCTCTCTGATGATGATCTGCCCCTTCTCTCCCCAAAGTTTTGTCACCCGGCCATCCCAAACGCGGCTGTCGTCGTCAAAGATGGCATCGAGTAATGCTTTCTCCAGGTTGTCTTTGTCGGGCTTCTTCTGGTGTGGTTTGCCGTTATGTTCGGCGCGTTTCTTTTTGCTCCAGCTGGCGGGCATGGGAATAACAAACGTAACGTGCCAACCGGACTCCGGCAGTGCGATCCCCAGCAGGCGCACCTCATCCTTAAAGGCCCAATATGCGGCAGTGGCCGGGCGCTTTACCCACCGATCCCGCTGTGTCATTCGGGGTTTGCTGACTGGTGTGATGTCGTAAATCTTCATGCAGGCACCACCAGGCCGCGACGGGCAATCTGGATGATGGTCAGAACGATGGCGCGATCCATTAACTGGCGACGCTCCTCGCGGCTCAGGCTCTTTCCGGTATCAATCTCTGAGTGGCAGGTAACGCAGATAGCGGCGGTGGCGCAGTCGTCGGTTTTCATCCCGACGCCTTTCCCTTCATTGCGATGAGCGACCTGTACGCCCCATGCACCACACAGGACGCACTGCTCTATCTGGCCGACGGCGGCGAGCCACTTTTTGCTGCGGTAGGTTTTACACATGGGCACCGCCCTGCAGCTGACGAATAGAGAGGTTCCCGCTGAATACGGCACCGGTGTCGATGTAATACTGATTGGCAAATCGCAGCGGCATTCGCGCCGGGGTATGCCCGAAGATAAACAAGTCTGCACCTTTGATTTCCCTCACAGCGCCCCCCTGAGAGTCACTAATGCGATCCCGATTCCAGATGACCATCTCCTCTGGCACAGGCTTGTCGAACTCATATTCGTCGTGCGGGTAGTCGGCGTGGCAAACAACGTATTTCTTATCGCCAGTCACCAGTTCGATGATCAGCGGAAGCTGCTCCACTTTGGGAAGCAGATATTTGAGCTGCATATCCTGCTCGATATCCAGTTGATGCCACCACCCTGCGCCGTTTGACATCCAATGGCTGAAGCTACCGCCGTTCACCAATGCATCCAGCATCATCTGCTCATGGTTTCCACGAACAGCGCGGAACCATGGCTGATTAATCAGATCCAGGCACTCAACGTTTTCGGTCCCACGGTCAATGAGATCGCCAACAGAGATAAGTAGATCCTGGGCTGGATCGAAATCCACCTTGCCGAGCTGGGTCATGAGGTTCGTGTAGCAGCCATGCAGATCGCCGACGACCCAGATATTGCGCCAGTCAGCGCCATTGATGCGTTGATAGATGCTCATACATGTTTCCTTCTGGCAGCATGGCGCAGCCAGCGGACATCTGTCAGGTGGGCCGTATAGTGAAAAGTTGGGATCTCTGATGGTTTAAGCTCCGGCTTGCGCTTGCGGCGAGACGGGACATTAAAAATGTGATTGGACATCACTCGGGACATAGGGTTATTCATCGCCATTATCCCCCGAAGCTCATCAGCTGCGCGGCGGCGTTCTCGGCCTCGCGCTGGTCTTTGAATGCCCGTGACAGGATCCAGCGCCACAGGACATCGAGCGCGGCCCTGTAAAGCTGCTGAAACTCGGTCTCGTCCATATTGGCGAAGGCTATGCTGAGGGGATGCTTGCGAAGAGTGCCGTCAGGCAGCTGAATAGCGTCGTAATGCCCAGATTCGATGGTCACCCAGGCGCGATACGCGTCGAAGGACTTACAGGCGCTGATGCTGCCAGTGCGCTTATCGGCGATGCGTTCAAGATACTGCTCAGCAGCATCCAGCAGCGCGCCTTCGTTCCCGCCGTATGAAGCTAGGTATTTCGCATAGCCGGTCACCAACTTGCGTTCGTTGGATGAGATGGCCCCGCCGGTTGGCTCCCAGTATTCGAAGCCGAGATTCAACAGAGCGAAGAAGCGACGGTGAAAGGCCGGGTTACGGACCTGTTTGAAGTCGGCCACCAGCACGGCGCCGAGCTTGATTTTTGATTGCAGTAATTCGCTGGTCTCCGGCGTGGCGGGGATCAGGATTCCTGAGGATTGCTTGATGAGTTGTAACTGCGCCATGGTGTTCTCCGTGGCGCATCAGGTCAACGGGTGTTCAGTCCGTTGATATCATAATATCAGAGGGTTGAACGAGGCGGTAGCCAAGGCGGCGAAGAAAACGGGTTCCAGACGACAGATTGAAGATTCCCTCATCCTCCAGCAGCGGGCGGCACGACACCATCCCATTCCTGGTGTATACGAGACATCGGCCCTCAAACGGCATGGAGCCAATAAGCTTGCCGTCTGAACGTCTGATAATGTCGTACCAGTCATCCTGCTCCTGCTTTTCTTTCACATCAACCTCCTCACTTTGCTATCCACAAATACGCTCTCCCGGCTGAGAGAAATCCTCTTCTTAGTGCCAAAATAACAAATGGCGCAAATTTCCTAATAGGTTCGCCGGAAGAAAAATTCATTTTTTCCTGTAGCACTTAAACCATACAACAAAACACTGTATGTATAAACAGTATTTATTCATTTAGCTTAAGTATGCACATGAAATTCATGTCTGTGCAAGGCCATTCACATGATTGATTTGGATGTATTTTTACGCTAATTCCATGTAAAAACTGACCGTTATTTTTAACACTTACTCGGGGCGGAAAATGCTGGGGTAAATATCTGATTAGAAAATCCTCAGCCCTCTCAAACGCAGAGCAGGCCTGCGCCTGAGGGTATATTGCGGCGGTAACACATCCTGTCAGGTTGATAATTTTTTGCTTTGCTGTGACTATTATTTCATCGATTTCATAAATCAATATTCTTGTATCGATCAGTATTTTCGATCAGGTGTTGCAGCGGTCGCTATCCGGGCTGCCTAGAGGCGAGAAAAAGGTCTTTGGAGAGGCCCTAACTGTGTCGATAGCGCGAAGGCGTTTATTGTGGTTTGCGACTTAACGCAGGCAAACAAACCCACGCCAAGGCCAGGTTTGTTTGTTTCGTTTTCTTATTCAAGTGGAATAGGGTTGTACTTTAATATGGCTTTCTCTATCTGTTCATCAGAAGGCTCGTCGCCATGAACGCCAATCAAAAACCCACCTTTTTCTGGGTAAACAGTGCTAACTTTGTATGCAACATGCTTTACCCTGAAGCCAACTGTATTGGCGCCAGTAGGCGACATACCAGCCTTACTGTTGAAATAGTAAGTATCCTTACCTGGCTCAACTCGTCGTTTGGTCCCATCATGTCCTGCACCAAAAAGCAAAATGTCTTTCATCATAACGCCTCCTGAAAGGGGTCACCCTCTGCTTGAAGGGAGTGCAATGATTTAGACTACAAATTATAAGAATGGTTACAATACCCTCGGCTTATTCCATAATTCGAAATTAGGCCTGCGGAAGAATAACTGCTCTACCCTCCAGTTCAGCGATCCGCTTCTCTGCGTTTTCCAGTTTCGTCACCAGCGTATCCCGCGACTTCGTCATCTCGCGCAACGCCGCGGTGGTGCAGTCCAGCCGCTCCGCCAGACGGGAAACAATCTTCGCCATATCAATGATCGGCGTGTTGCTGCTCATCGTCTTCGAAAACTGATGGCCAACGGCCACCAGCTCTTTGTTGCTCAGGGAATCACTCATGTGATGCTCCTCGGTGCGTGTAACGTTCCATGTCAAAGTCGATAACTGCCCGCTGGTCGCGGAAGACGCCGCAGCGCCCGTGGCGGATAAGTTTCCCCTGCTCTACGGCAGCCCGGATGTATTTCTCGGCGGTAGTGCGGTGCAGGCCAAACATGGCGGCGACATCTCTGGTCGTTGCGCGGCCATGCTTTTTCACCAGCTCGATAATCCAGGCAATAAACAAGGTGCGCTCGTGTTGAGTTTTTGGTCTTGGCATATTCACTCCCTTCTCACTTCACAGCCCGCAAGTGCGATACGTTCCCGCGATAGCTTGCCCAGTCGAAATTGACCCAGATGCCGCCGTCCATCCGAAGGCGATCCACGACTCGCGCGCCGAGTATGGCCACCAGCTCGTCGTAATTCAGGTTGCTCAGGATGCCGACCGGCCGCATCGAGGAGAGCCGACGGTCGATCACCTGGTTGATGATCACCTTCTCGCCGCTGGAGCCGCGCTGGATGCCAACTTCGTCCAGCACCAGGAGATCGACATTACACAGGTCGTTAAGTAGCGCTGATTCAGACTGCCCGCCGTCATAGCACTCGCGAACACGGAGCATCAGGTCGGGGATGGTCACTACCAGAACGGAGTGCCCGGCTGCCAGCAGATGGTTGCCGATGGCCGCTGCCAGGTGATTCTTACCGGTACCCGGTGCGCCGCTGAAGACGAAGCTCGCGAATCCGCTGCCAAAGTTGTGCGTGTAGCTCTTTGCCATGCTGTAGGCCTGACGCTGTTCAGGGCCTGATACTTCGTAGTTCGCAAACGAACAGCTGCGGTGCAGGGCCTGTATTCCTGCACGACCAAAAATCTTCTCAGACCGGGCGCGCTGGTTTTGCTTCTCGATTAGCTGGCAGTGTTTACGGCCCTCTTCCTGCTGCCATGCCTGCCATTCTGCAACGCTGTTGAATTTCGGCTGCACGCTGGCCGGGATAAACTTCCGCAGGCGTTCAAGCGCGCTGCCGGTGCAGATTGCGTTTTTCATCGTTACCCCCTGAAACCGTCTGGAATTGTTTTGCCTGGCTCAGAAATGCGATTGGGATCTCGCACACCAGCAGTTTTTGACCTTTGGATGCGGCTACGCGATTGCAGCAGGCTATCGGCAAACGCCATCTCCCATTGCTGCTGATGCTTTACCCGGCCATCACAGGACCAGTAATCACGGAACTGCTGAAGTTCTTCCACGGTGTACCCCGGCTCGGTACCGAGACTCTTACCCCAGAGCGTTGCGCGTCGGGCGAACTCAGGCTGTGGCATCCAGTCGCTGGTGATCGGGAATTTACCGATCGGTGGAAAAGCGGTAGCGCCACCATGCTGATACTCATCTGCAGGGGGATTTTCGTCAGGAGGTGAAAACGCCTCGCCCGCGTTATTCTCTCTCTCTGGTTTTATTCCCTTCCCTTCCTTTCCCTTCCCTTCCTTTCCGTCAGTGAGTTCTCCATGAGCATTCATTGAGTCCTCAGTGAGTGCTTCATGAATATTCTGTGAATCAGAATTATTGTTGCCTTTGGCATTCAATGAGTTGCCGCCGTCATGGGGTGAGGGTTCAGTGAGTGATGGCGGCAAAGGAATGTTTGAGTTGCTCGGCCGGTTAATTTTCTGATGTTTAAGAAAACCAGGTATCTGCAAATAGTGACTGCCATTCACTGAGTATTCAGTGAGTAGTCCGTGAGTTATCAGCTCCATGATCAATGGCTCGCAGTCGATGGTGTCAGCAGGGAATACCTGCATTTTGATGCGCTTTGGCGAGCGCTCCAGGCAGCCTTTATCATCTGCAAAATTGAACAGTCCGATGAACAGCAGACGTGCAGGGATAGAACACTCGACGATCTTCTCGTCAGTCCAAAACTCCGGTTTGACTGTTCTGATGCGAGCCATTTACTTCTCCCGATATTTACTTGCTTCACTTGCCCAGGCATACTTACCTCGCAATTGCTTTCCGTTTTTGCACCTGAAGGCCACTTCTGTTCGCGCAGAGTGGCTTTCGCCTTTTTAGAGCCCGTCATACCGCCCCCAGCATCGTTGTAACCATCGCCATCAATGGCGCCACAGAGTCCGGGCCGTCCAAGTAGAAACTCGCGACAATCTTTTCGCTGATCTCCTTCAGCCGAACCTGCTTTGGCGCTTTGAGCATGACAGCCTGAATAGCTTCAGCGTCCTCTTTCACCGTTTTGGCGATTCGAAGCGCAACATCATCGAGCTGCACAACGCGATCGCGATACGCCAGTGGCAATGAGGATAGAATCGCTGGCGTTAGCAGCTCGACGTTTGCCCGGTATGTCGCTGACTTCTCCTTGTTGTCTAACCAACGAAACATCTTCACGTTCCAAACGTCTGGCTGAACGTTGAGATTAATCCCTTCAAGCGCCATCTCTTCAGCCGCTTCCTTGATTTGCAACGCAACGACTAACCGTCCCTCAGCAGCTGCCCAGGCACGTACAGCTGCGCATAAATTTCGGTGATCAACGTTACCATCTGACTCTTCGCTTTGGTGATACTGGAATATCAGGCGCTCTGTCGGTGCTCTGTTATTCTGTTGAAAAGAAAGTGTTTGCATCATTAATGCTCCTACTTTGGCAAACCATCAGTGGGGTTCGGGTAGAGATCAGGGCGCAGCTCGTGGGGGGTTACGCCTGTCATTTTGAAAATCGGGAAGATATAGCTTGGCGGGACGATACCGTGGTCACGATTCTTCCAATGACTTACAGACATACTCGTCACACCAAGCGCGATGCTGAGCTTTCTGGCTGAGCCAGCGGCTTTAATTGCTTTATCGAGTGCGGACATGTGCTTCTCCTGCTTATTGATAGCAGAAGTAAACCACAGATTTATACCTCATGCAAACTTTGGATTTATTGTGTGTATAAACCAAATATTTACAATGACACTATGAGAAAAGAAGAACCCAACCTCGTTCTGGTAGAGCGCCTTACTGAGATCACTGATCGCGGCGTTACCAAAGCAGACATGGCACGAATAGCTGGAGTCACCCCTCAGGCCGTAAACGGCTGGTTCAAAAAAGGCGTGATTAGTAAGAAATCGGCACTGGCCATAGCCGACGCTGTAGGCATTTCTGTCGCCTGGTTACTCGGTGAGGACGTTGGTGAGAAAGACGGACTCAAGCCGGACGAACAGCGCCTGCTCGAGCTCTACCGCCAGTTGCCAGAAGAAGAGCAACAGAACATGCTCCGCATCTTCGCGATCCGCCTGAAGGAGCTGGATGAGTTGTATGAGCGGTACATGAAGGGGCGAATCCGTTCGCAGGAAGGGTAAACTTTAAGTCCAGCAAAACATACGCTCTTATTAAAGAAATTAAGCAATATAAAAATAATCAAAGCATTATAAATTATTTATTTATAAGGACTTACTTTGACTACGCTTTCTACTCCTTTATGGAATGACATGGGGATCATCCCACCGATTGACGAGACAGATCCAACTAGCTACGTCAGGTCTCCCTATGAAATGGACATTCTTCGCTTTGTCAGCATGTTCGCACTAAGCCCAGCGAGAATAAAAATTCTCAAAGGGTTTCTTATGTTTAGAATGGAACTATCCAATGCAGGGATTGTTCATGGCTTTCAATGGGTAGATGGTAGCTTTACAGAAAACATTGAATTGATTGAGAAACGCTCGCCTAACGACGTTGATGTTGTTACCTTTTTCCAGTTTTGTGAGGGTGACGATGATGCTATTGTCATGAGTCGAAACCCCTCACTTTTTGATCATAACCATGTCAAAACATCATACTTAGTGGATTCGTACTTCGAAGGGTTAGATGCACCTGGGTCCTATCTTGTCCAAAGAACTGTATATTGGTACAGTATGTGGGCACATAAAAGAGATTTTTCTTGGAAGGGTTTCATACAGATACCACTTAACCCACAACTTGATTTAGCAGCCATGGCTATACTTAACGCAAGTTCAACTGAGGAGGCAAGCAATGAATCGTTCTGATTATATCTTCGCTCTCAGTGAACGGGAGCAGTTGGGAAAGTTGCTAAAACAACTTCCCGATGGTCCTTCTATTAGCAGGAAAAGTTTAGAAGCCAGACTCCATAAGGTCGAAAGAGTTCTGCATGATGCCTCCCCTTTGAACCATGAGCCAACTCATGCAGTTCTTACTTTTAAAGGGCCACCTGTAATGGGTACACATGGTATTTCAGCCTCTTTTGGTTCAAAAGCTGTAGCCTTTTTCAATGATGCGATTGCTTACGTTGCAAGTGCATTTAATGGCCCATTGCCAATTGCAGGCAAAATACCAAATATTGAAAATAACCATCTGATGATTACATCATCCGCAAGGGGATCTTTTGGCTTTGTACTCGAAGAGTTTAGACCGGACTCTCCGCTTCCTTTTGACGAGCCAACCCCAGTCTCAATGGCTTTAGATAAGACACAGAAAATCCTGAAGTCCAGCATAGATAACGATGATGACCGGTTATCCGAAGCGTTAGATGATTTTGACGCCCGTGCATTAGAGAAAATAAGAAACTTTATTAGCTACTTAAAAGAAAACAAGACAGTTTTCACCTTAAAAAACAACGATTTCACATTAAAATTCAATGATACTATACAGCTTGAAAATGCTTTAGCTAAACTCAGCAGCGATAATATCAAGTTGGAGAGCGTCACAGAAGACGTTTATTTTTTAGGTACTCTTCCTAACAAACGGCAATGTGAATTTATTATCCTGGGTGACACTGATATTAAAACCGCTAAAATCGATAATGCCTTTTCTGACCCTAGCGTAATCAACAAACATTTAGGTTCATTGGCATCAGCGAAATTTATCAAAAAAACTGTTGGCTCTGGTAAACCACGATTCACCCTTATCGAGGAACCATTGTGGGACACTCAGAAGAAGACCTAATTCGCCTTTAAGGCAGCAACAGTAACCATTTAACCCGGCCATCGCGCCGGGTTTTTATACCCTCACCCACTGACTCCTCCGCCAAACTAACGCCCAGAACTCCCCCATCCCGACCTTGGCGTCGGGATTTTTTTGCCTTCGATTAGGCAGACGCGCCACAAAAACCAGCCATATAAACCTCAGATTTACAATTAGCATTAACCTTGAGTTGACACAGATATAAACTAGTGATTTAATCTATCTCACCAAGACGCACCACGTACCACCCAGGCATGGAGCCCACGAAGTAGCCGCCGACGGCATACGAATAGTCGGATGAGGTGGAGTGATTAACGCGCATCAGGTTCAAGAAACGTTCCGCCAGCCTGGCGACAAGGGCAAAAGAGGAAGACATGGCTAAGTCGAAGTTTACCGTCGTGATTTCCGGCAGTAGTGGATATCGCACATATCAGGTTAAAGCGAATGATTGGAAAGAGGCGGACCAGATCGCCATTGACCTCCATCGCAGCGAAGAGCCGGATGAGCCGGAGTATGAAATTGGCACCGCTGCCGTAATAGCAGGTTGGCCAAAGGTCTGGTAAGGGGGGGAAAATGACTGATTTCGCACGTAAACCAGTGCGGCAGCAGGCCGTAAAACTGAATTGGATGGCAGTGATTGTTCGCCGTATCTGTTATCTGCTGGCGCAGAAGGGAAACCCAGATGTGTAACTCATCGAAATGCGCGTACTGCCGCAAGCCAATCGAGTCCGGGAAAGAAGTTGAAAACGTATTGATCTTCATCCGCGGCGCCCAGTTGGCGCGCGAACAACGTAATTACTGTTCTACGCGTTGCGCTTCGTACGACCAGATGGCCCACGAAGCCTAACGTAAACCCGCGCAAGGCGGGGTCTACGTCCGGTGCCACCGACCAAAGTTACACCGGAAAACTACTCAAAACCAAAAACACACCCAATGGGCGCTATCTCTGGCCCGGGGATCTTACATCTAAAAATGAGGATCTGACATGGAATTTTTCCATCTGCTTAAGGCCAGTCAGAAGTCTGGCAAGCAAGATGCAGTGATTTGGTTCACTGCGAAAGGTGCAGCGCGCGCAAACCTGCAGCTGGATGTGGCGCTGGAAGACGCCGAAATCGAAACTGGTCGCGGTAAGGACTACGCCAAGCCGATCCGTACCGACATGCCTATTGTTGACGACCTGCCAGAAGAAGGCGTGATTGATTACACTTGGTGCGAGCGCTACACCCTGGCCGAAGACCAGCGCACCTGGAACGTGATCCCGGGTGCCGCCTCTCAGAGCGAAACCACCATCGCCCCGGACAGCGCCACCAGCGATGAGAATCAGTCTGTCGAGGTGGTGACCGCCGTTGATACTCCTGATGAGCCTTACTGGTATGAGAATGGCCTGCGGGTACTCAAAAACGGCGATGAATTTACTCGTTACGCAGTATGCAAACTGCCGTTCCGTCAACAACTGCTGGCTCAACTGACGGTGGACGAACTGCGCCATCACGTCACCCGCGGTGAACATGCGGAACTGCATGCGCTGGAGATGGATACCGACAATAGCTATGTCCAGACGCTTCTGCTTGCTGCTGAAAGCTGCGCTGAGATTAAGGCTTTCGATACCAAAGACCTGTGGCGCTATTCCAATGCTATTCGAAAAGTGTTCAGCATGGATAAGCGCCATGAATTGGCTCTGCTGCTGCAGTTCACTAAAGCCTGGGTAGCCACCCCATATATCGACCGCGGGATCCTGACGCGCGAATGGGCCGCAGGTAACCACATCAGCCACGTGCAGCGCACAGATGCAGGCACCAATGCCGACGGCGGGTATGTAACTGACCGCGGCGCAGATGCGCATCACACCCTGGACACCCTCGATCTGGAGATCGCCTGTGCCCTTCTGCCGATGGACTTCAACCATCTGGAAATCCCCGGCAGCATTCACCGCCGCGCCAAAGAGATTGTCGCGAACAAAGAAGAACCATGGAAATCATGGAGCAAAATCCTGCGCAACCAGCCAGGCGTTCTGGCGGTCAACCGCGCGGCCATCTTCAACTTGGTGCGCATCGCGCCCGAGAATATCCACCTTACGCCAGTAGCGCATCTGGAGTTCGTGAACCAAACGATGACGGCTGAATTCAATGCTGCAACTGAATTGGTGGCCCTCCAGCCTGTTACTGACGAACCTGCGGAGAATGAGATTGATAGCCACTTTGTCGATCAGCAGTTAGCTGCTGAACGCGGCGAGTTCGTTAAAGGCGTCAGTGACCCAGCCGATCCGAAGTGGGTTAAAGAAGACCTAACCACCGCCAGCCAGCCGCAGGTCGCCAACCTCGGCGGCGGCGTATTCTCTATCGATAACCTTATGGGTGGAAATGCTGACCCGGTCATCAATACCCCCTCAAATGCAGTCGAAAAAACGGAAACAGTAACGGAGACCACCAGCGATGTGCAGATGGAAGAGACTAACCCGCAGGAAGGAGAAACTGATGACGCGTTACCACCAGGCGAAAGCGCTAATGCAGCTGATCCGCAAACAGATGCCCTGAATTCGTCCGAAGTTCTGGCCGCCGCTGCGCCGGAGCTGGCGAATGCCACGCAGCCGGAAGTCGAGCCAGTAGCGCCGGAAAGTGAACTGCAGGAATCAATCCTAGGTGTGGAGTTCCCTGCATACTTCGAACCTGGCCGTTATGAGGGGCTCCCGAATAACGTTTATCACGCAGCGAACGGGATCAGCAGCACCCAGGTGAAGGATGCCCGAGTCAGCCTGATGTACTTCAACGCGCGCCACGTCGCCAAGACCATCCCGCGCGAAGGCTCCAAAGTGCTGGATATGGGTAACCTGGTACATGCGCTGGCGCTGCAGCCGGAAAACCTCGATGAGGAGTTCAGCGTTGAGCCGGTGATCCCGGAAGGGGCATTAACCACCGCGGCGACTCTTCGGGCCTTTATCGATGAGTACAACGCCAGCCTGCCTGCGCTGTTGAGTGCCGACGATATCAAGGTGCTGCTGGAAGAGCACAACTCCACCCTGCCCGCGCAGCTGCCGATGGGTGCATCTGTTGATGAAACCTACGCAGCTTATGAGCAGTTGCCAGAGGTTTATCAGCGAATTGAAAACGGCACGAAACATACCGCCACGGCCATGAAAGCCTGCATCAAAGAGTACAACGCCACACTGCCCGCGCCGGTGAAAACCAGCGGTAGCCGTGATGCGCTCCTCGAGCAGCTGGCGATCATCAACCCTGACCTGGTGGCACAGGAAGCGCAGAAACCGGCACCGCTGAAAGTGTCCGGCACGAAAGCGGAAATGATCCAGGCGGTGAAGTCCGTTAAGCCGGATGCGGTATTTGCTGACGAACTGCTGGATGCGTGGCGCGAGAACCCGGACGACAAGATTCTGGTTACTCAGCAGCAGATGCAAACGGCGCTGGCCATTCAGAAAGCACTGCATGAGCACCCGACCGCCGGGAAACTGCTGCTGCACCCTGATCGCGCTGTTGAGACGAGCTATTTCGGTATCGATGAGGAGACCGGACTGGAAATCCGCGTGCGCCCGGATCTGGAAATCGACATCGACGCCGTACGCATCGGGGTCGACCTGAAAACCATCAGCATGTGGAACGTGAAACAGTCCGGCCTGCGTGCCCGTCTGCACCGTGAAATCATCGACCGCGATTATCACCTCAGCGCGGCCATGTACACGAATACCGCGGCGCTGGATCAGTTCTTCTGGATTTTCGTTAACAAAGACGAGGGTTATCACTGGATTGCCATCGTCGAGGCCAGCGAAGAATTGATTGAGCTGGGCATGCTCGAGTATCGCCAGACCATGAATCGCATCGCTAACGCTTTCGACACTGGCGTTTGGCCAGCGCCAATCACCGAAGACTACACCGACGAACTGAACGACTTCGACCTGCGCCGCCTTGAAGCGCTGCGTACTCAGGCATAAGGGGAATAACGATGGAAAACATGAATATCGTAACCGCAGAGCAGCAGGCTCCAAACACTATCTCTGCAACTAACTCCATTTTTAACGTGCAGGCACTAAGCCAGTTGACCGCATTTGCAAATCTCATGGCTGACGCAACTATCGCAGTTCCTGATCATTTGGTAGGCAAACCTGCCGACTGCATGGCGATTGTTATGCAGGCCATGCAGTGGGGCATGAACCCGTACGCCGTCGCGCAAAAAACCTTCTTCGTAAACGGGAAGCTTGGGTATGAAGCACAGCTCATTAGTGCAATTCTCAGCAGCTCAGGCGCTATCCGTGGGCGCTTCCATTATGAGTACGGCGGTAATTGGGAAAATTGCATTCGCAGCAAAGATGTCACCGTAAAAAAGATGGGCAGTAAGGGCGCTTATGAAAAAACTGAAAGAGTTCGCGACTGGTCAGATGAAGATGAGGACGGTTTATACATTCGCGCTGGCGCGATTATCCGGGGTGAATCAGAGATAACCTGGGGTGAGCCATTATATCTGGCAAGCGTGGCAATCAGAAATTCTCCGTTATGGGTTACCAAACCAAAGCAGCAGATTTTATATCTCGCCACTAAAGACTGGGCAAAGGCCTATTGCCCCGCGGCAGTCATGGGATTTCAGGATGCAGACGATCTCTCATATCGTGAAGAGAAAGTGATCAACCCGGCCCCTGTTCAGCGCGTGAGCCTGGCTGATATCAAAGGTGACACCGTAACCACCACTCACAGCGCGCAGGAATCAGCCGCCAACGTCGATGCTCTGGCCGATGATTTCAGGGATCGAATTGAGGCTGCGGAAACGCTGGAGATCGCCGCTGCCGTTGGTAATGAAATCAATGAGGCGAAAGCTGCGCTCGGAATTACGCTTTTCACCGAGCTGAAGAACAAAGCTACGCGCCGCTATCAACTGATGAAGCACCAAAATGCGGTTGAAACAGCGATTAACTCTCTGCCCCAGTCCGGTGAGCCTGGTGCTGCCGAAGCTTTTGAGAATGCCGAGCGCGTACTGGCGTCGGCCAAACGTCACCTAGGCGACGAGCTGCACGATAAGTTCAGCATCACCCTGGCAGATATGAAACCGGAATACGTGGCCTAAGGGAGGCGGGAGGGTTCGCCCTCCCGGTAACGAGATGAGCAAATCACTAAATGCACGCTGTATCCGTCGCTGGGAAATTGAGTTTAAAGGCCGTTGTGATTCGAAGGTGAGTCCCTGGTGGCGCAAGCGCGACCTGCGCGGCTATATCCGCGAGTGCGCACTGACAACTGCTTACTGCATGGTTGAGCGCATGGCTGAAGATAACGCGCTTGTTGATTATCAGTGTAACAGAGGCGGATGGTCGCCAGAGTTTTCCGCTTGGTACGACAAACGCCGTGAAGCCTACCTGAAAGAAGCGCGTCGCTGCCTCGATAAGACCGTCACCAATGACGAAATCGACGAAGAAATTGAGAACGAGCTGGAGGCCTGGAATGACTGAGCGCGGAATGATCTTTAACGGTCAGATGGTGCGGGCGATTCTGGACGGCCGGAAGACGCAGACCCGGCGCCCGGTTAAATTCCCGGTAATCGATAAGAACATGGGCTGTGAGTTAGCTGGAAACCAATTGGCCGGAGAACTGGCGGCGGGCAACTACTGGAATAGTCCGTTCGGTAATCCAGGCGATCGCATCTGGGTGCGCGAGACGTTCAGCACAGTACCTGATCATGACGAGCCAGCTGGTTGCTCAGCTCTGCTGTATGCAGCCGACGGCAACGGCCCGTATGGAAAGTGGACGCCATCCATTTACATGCCGCGCTGGGCCAGCCGCATTCTGCTGGAGATCGCCAATATTGGCGTTCAACGCCTGAACAGTATCAGCCAGGCAGATGCAGCCCGAGAAGGTCTGATAAAACCGCCCGCCACTGGCCGCTATTGCCTTAACCAAGGGGATCAATATTTCGATGGCGCAAGCTATGACGCGCGTGAAGTTTTTTCCTGGTTGTGGAAGTCAATTTACGGCGACGGCAGCTGGCAGGCCAACCCGTGGGTCTGGGTGATCGAGTTTAAGCGTATCGAAGGAGATGACCATGCGACTGATTAACCGCAGCACACAGTCACCGCTGGCGCGTCAGGCCTGCGAAATCGCCCTGGCGGCCCATCAAGAGCGGTACGGAAACTACGGGCGCAGCCGGATGAAAGAGACGTACACGGTACGGGTGGAAGGAGTGAAGGTCTGGGTGGAGGTGGTGAACCGGAAAGCGAGCTACGTGGCCACTGCGATGACCGGCATGCGCCGCCTGCGATCCTTACCCGGGCAGATCGCCTGATATTGAAATATCAATGTTTAACAACCGGCATCTTTATAATGATGTCGGTTACCTGAGGTGAAAGATGGCACAGGTGATTTTTAACGAAGAGTGGGTGGTCGAAGCGAAGCTGTGTGAGAGAACGGGACTCTCAAAGCGGCAGATAACTTGCTACCGCGCTCATCGCTGGATCGAAGGTATTCATTTTAAGCGTGTAACCCAGACTGAAGGAGATAACAACTCTCCGCGGGCGACACTTTGGTACAACTTCCCAAAGATAAACAGTTTCGTTCAGGAGCAGTGACGTGGCGCCAACGGGTGTTGAAATTCACAATGGCAAGATTCGGATATGGTTCATTTATCGAGGGGTTCGTTGCCGGGAAACGCTTAAAGGCTGGCTGGTGACGAACGCCAACCTCAAAAAAGCAGGCCAGCTCAGAGCAAAGATCACCAGTGATATCCAGATGGGGATATTCGATTATGGCCTGCAGTTTCCTGGCTCTAAGGCAGCAAAAAAATTCTCAACTACGTTGAGGATTAGTACCTTTCAGCAACTTTGTGATGAATACAGCGGAACCAAAGAGCTGGAAATGTCCTACGCATCAGCGCGGAACATGCATTCCATCATCAAGATTCTGCTGCGGATCGTTGGTAGCGAAACCCTGATTACCGATATTCAACAGATAGACATTCTGAGATACCGGAAGGAGTTGTTGCTGGGGGATGTACGCAATGATGTTGTGCCACATCTGAATAAAACGGGCCGTGCACCGGCTACGGTAAACGAGCAAATCCGCACGCTTTGCGCCATGCTGAAATTTGCCAAACGTAGCCACATTATTACCAACAGCCCTTTTGAAGATATTCCTTCTTTGAAACGGCCGCGGAAAGCACCGGATCCATTCACGATGGAAGAATACGAGCGATTCATTTCGGTGTTACCGGCTTCAGTTGTTAACTTATGGAAACTTGCCTTTTACGCTGGTCTTCGTCATGGGGAACTGTGCGCACTTGGATGGGATGATGTTGATCTGGTCAATGGAAAAATTCACGTCAGTCGGAATCTGAACAACTATGATCAGTTCGGGCCGCCTAAAACGTCCGCCGGAGAACGCACGATCACATTGCTGGAGCCAGCCCTCGAGGCGTTAAGAGATCAGTTCCATCTGACCGGTGCAGACCAGACGACAGAAATCACATTTAACCATCGTGCGTATGCGAGCACTGATCAGCAGCACGTACGGTTTGTGTTTCGTCCGGTAATTAAATTTGCCGTTCCGAATCCCTATTATTCAAAAAACGCGCTGGGCTATAGCTGGAAGCAGGGACTAAAAAAAGCGGGAATACGTAGCCGTGTGCCTTATCAGTCTCGCCATACTTACGCGTGCTGGTTGTTGTCTGCAGGAGCGATCCCCTCTTTCATCGCCAGCCAGATGGGGCATACTGATGCCAGTATGGTGTATAAGGTTTACTCTAAATGGATGTGTGATAAGGACCGGGATCAGGTGGAGTTTTTAAACAGTAAATTAGGTTAA